TACCTACACGACGCTCTTCCGATCTCTTTTTTTCACCCAATTTCCCAAAACTTAGTGTTGTAATATTACAAAAGGAGGTGGTCAGATGGCTAGACCACGTAAATTGAACCTACAAAAGCAGGGACACCGAACTAAAGAAGAATTACAAGAAGCTGAGAACGTTGAAAATGGGCTTTATGAGTTTGATCAGATTGATGCAGAAAGCTTACCAGAAGATTTAACCGAAGGTGCTACTAAAGAATGGGTGCGTGTTGTTCCTCTTTTACAACAATTACCAATTGCAGAACTCGACTATGGTTTGATAAAAAAATATTGTCAATTAGTTGATATTAGCGATGAAGCATATCAAGAAATGCAACAAGTAGGCACATATCAACCTGATAACCATCGTAAAACAGGACCATATGTCACATTCATGGATACTACAAGAGAGATTATAAGCATATGCGGTAAGTTAGGTATGACAATTGATAGTCGTATGCGCTTAGTTGTACCGGTTGAAAAAGACAAAGCAAAATCTGTTTATGATGAATTTGGTGTTGATGAAGATGACTAACGTTAAGATACCTAAAGCATATGAAGAACTTCTGAATATACCTAATAATCTAAGAGATGATGCATACAAATATTGTGTTATGGTTCTATCTGGTGCATACATTACATGTAAGGATACTAGACTTGCCTGTATTCGTCATTTAAAAGACATACACAGGTCGAAAGATAATTCTGAATGGAATTATGTTTATAAACCTAAACGTGCTAAAAAGGTTATTAAATTCATGGAGACACTACCTGATACAAAAGGTAAGATACACAAATTGACATTGTTTCAAAAGTTCATTGTCGCCAGTGTCAGAGGTTGGTTCACAAAAGATAAAGATATGTTGAGATTCAAGAAAGCATTTATCTCAATGGCAAGAAAAGGAGGCAAGTCACTTTTGGTAAGTGGTCTTGTCCTTTATTCTTTTTTATTCGATAGAGAGCCTATAGAAGGCAGACAAATATTTTGCGCTGCCAATGACAAGAAACAAGCAAGTGTTGTGTTCAACATGGTAACTAAACAACTTATGCATTTAGTATCAAAAGTACCAGAATTAAAGAAAGACGTTAAAAAAGTACGAGAGTTGCTTAATAACTTGCGTGATGACTCTTTTGTTATGCCATTGTCACGTGATACCAGTGCAGTCGATGGTTTTGAACCGTTCCTAGCCGTTATTGATGAATACCATGCAGCTAAGACAGACGAAATGGTCGAATTAATTCAATCAGGTCAAGGTAACTTATATCAATCACTTATCTTTATTATCAGTACCGCAGGTTTTAACTTGAATTCGCCAATGTATACAAATGAATGGCCTTACGCTAAAGATATCTTAGTTGAAGTTTATGATGATCCAGAATACTTTGCGATTATCTACGAACAAGATTCGGAAGATGAATGGCAAGATAAGACAACATGGGCTAAATCTAATCCATTAATAAATGAGTCAGACGACTTGAAAGAACAAATTGAAGAGTATTTAGAAAAGCGCGTAGCAGAGGCTAATAAAAAAGGATCTATGTTCAAGGTACTTGTTAAAAACTTCAATTATTGGTTACAAGCAAGTACGGAATCCTACTTAGATTTCAATGATTGGAAAAAGAATGAAACAGATTTTGATATACATGGGTCTAAAACTTATATCGGCCTAGATTTGTCGCGTGCTGATGACTTAACCGCAGTATCATTCATTCATCTTAATGAAGATGGTCAGCAATATTATGTGACAAGTCATTCGTTTGTGGCTACTAAAGGTGGACTGGATGGAAAAATTGATAGAGATTTTATTGATTATAGACAACTTGCAGAAAACGGTTATTGTACGATTACCGATTTGCAAAGCGGTATTATCAATACAGACCAAGTTTTGAATTACATTGAAGATTACATCAATCAATACAACCTAGATGTACAAGCGATATGTTATGACCCATATTCAATACATGGTGTTATTGCAGAAATTGAACGTAGAGATTGGCCATATGATTTATTAGAAATCAGACAAGGGCCACAAACGTTATCTAATCCGATACTAGATTTTAGATTGAAAGTGATTAACGGAGACATCAAACATCATAAAAACCCGTTGTTAGACATTGCGATTAAAAACGCGGTGGCTAAAGATACTAATGACTCATTAATGATTGAAAAGAAAATGAACAGAGAAAAGATAGATCCACTCATGTCGACCATATTTGCTTATGTAATGGCTTGTGAACATGAATGGGATACAGAAACTTTAATGCCATTGTTCTTATAGGAGGTGTGATGATGAAAAAATTCTTATACGCATTTGTAGTAATACTATTATTAGTTGTGGGTTTAATAGGGCTGTTCTACGGTTTGTTTATACTTTGGCAACCTTTAGCTTATATTATTGGTGGGTTGTTGCTTATCGGTCTCTCTGGCGTTTTAAATCAAGCATATGACAACACCTCGATGAGTCGGAAAGGGGGTGACAGTTAATGCCATTACTTGATTTAGGGTTTACAAGCAAACAAGAAAAGATGAACAGAGATTTAGAGAGATTGTTGTATTGGCAAGAACATGGCACACATTCAAGCTATGTTGGTATAAACGCGTTACGAAACAGTGATGTATTTACTGCTACACGAATTATTTCAGCAGACATTGCAAGTACTAAATTAAAGGTTAAAGGTCATGAAATAAATACTGTGATGAACCAAATATTGGATTTGTTCAACAATAATCCACATTCAGACTTACCAGGTTGGCACTTTAAGTTTATAATCATCGCCAACATGTTACTCAATGGACAATCTTTTGTTGAAATTGTACGTGATAAAAATGACTTCCCCGTAGGCTTTCACTTCTTACATAATGATTTAGTAAGAGTTGAAGAAAAAGACGGAGATATTGTCTACAACGTGAGCGAAGATGTGGAAGGTAACGCTGCAAAGATAACCAGTGAAGATATATTGCACTTTAGATACATTACATTAGATGGATATGTGGGTTATAGTCCTTTGTATGCTTTAGCACACGAAATTGGTATTTCTCAAGGATCTAAGAGTTTCTTACGTAACTTCTTCGATAATGGCGGTACATCAACATCAGTGTTGAAGTATAAAAAAGGGCAAATCAATGCTGAACAATTAAGAGAATTGAAAAAGAACTTTTCAGAAAGTCAATTAAAAAACAATGGTGGTTTAGTTGCTATCGATGACACAATGGAATTTAACAGACTACAAATTCCAGTCGAAGTTTTAAACTTCTTAAACAGTTATAAGTTTAGTACGTCTCAAGTTGCTAAAGCATTTGGTTTACCAGTATCTAAGTTAGGTATTGAAACAGTCAATACGTCTATTACACAAGCAAATCTTGAGTATCTTCAAAGTACATTAGATCCAATATTTAAGATGATGATTGCAGAACTTGAAACAAAAATATTTAAATTCATTGATTCTGGTTACGAATTAGAGTTCGACTCATCTCGTCTTATTGATATTGATCCAGAATTACAATTACAACGTATTACTGAGTTGCATAGTAAAGGGATTATTTCAACAGACGAAGCAAGAAGTGTATTTGGTTATCAACCTATCGAACATGGTGAACAACCATTGGTTGACCTTAACAGAGCGCCTCTTAACACATTAGAAAATTACCAAAAATCGAAGATTGATAAAGAAGTCGAAAAGAACTCCATTAAAGGGGGTGATGAGTATGACGAATAGTAACGTTGACACTGGGCAGCAAGACATGGTTGTTGAAGGTTACGCAATTATCTTTAATTCAATGAGTGATGACTTGGGTGGGTTCAGAGAAATAGTAGCGCCAAATGCCTTAGACGGTGTAGATGTAAGCGACGTGAAATGTTTAATTAATCACGATTTCAGCTATGTTATAGGTCGAACGCAAGCAGGAACACTTGAGTTACAAGTGGATGAAAAAGGATTGTATTTTAAGTGCCACTTACCTAACACATCATACGCCAGAGATATTTATGAAAATATTAAGGCAGGTAACGTAAATCAGTGTAGTTTCTTCTATACATTACCACCTAATGATTCAACAGCTCGTACATGGCAAAACATTGATAACGAGTACGTTCAAACCATAAATAAAATCGATGAACTTATCGAAGTCAGTATTGTTACAATACCTGCCTACAAAGATACATCGGTTGAGGTCGGTCAACGTGCAAGAGATTTAAAGAAATTTAAACAGTTGGAACAAATGAAAATAGCTTTAGATTTAGAAAGCCTACGTTTTGAAACGTGAGGCTATTTTTTATGTACAAATTTAATAAGGAGTGATATTGCATGGCCAATTTAGATGAGCGCAAAAAAGAAATCGCTAGTCTGATTTCTAAAGCGCAAGAAGCAGTCGAAAAGGGCGACCTCGAAACTGCTCGTAATTTAAAAGCTGATATTGATGCGCAGAAAAAAGAGTTTGAAGAACTCGAACAGCTTTCACAAGAAATTGAAGCATCAGCACCTAAGCTAGAAGAAACACCACCTCAAAGTGAAGGTGCAGAAGTCGAAGATAACAAAGGTGATGACACTGGAGAAGGGTCAGAAAGTAAACCATCTGACGACAAAGAGGAGAAACCGTCAGACGAAGAAAAACCTGATGATAAACCGAAGCCAGATGTTAAACCTGAATCTGAAGAAAAACCAGAACCACCAGCTATCGAGAAAGTAGAAGAACCTACGGAAGAAGAATTGGAAGAAGAAAAAGACAAAAAGAAAAAAGAAGGAGCGAAACGTTCTATGGCGAAATTAAATCAAAACCCAGAGACAAACGAAGAAGTATTAGCGTTTGAACAGTACATGAAATCTAAAGGAGCGAAACGTGACAACGTTAAATCAGATGACGTTGGTGTAACTATCCCAGAGGATATTAAATATATTCCTGAAAAAGAAATTAAAACAGTCCAAGACTTATCAGAATTAGTACAAAAAACTTCAGTATCAACTGCAAGTGGTAAGTACCCAATCTTAAAACGTGCTAACGCTAAATTCAACACTGTGGCTGAATTAGAGAAAAACCCAGAGTTAGCTCGTCCAGAATTCGAAACAGTAAATTGGGAAGTTGAAACATATCGTGGAGCGATTCCAATCTCACAAGAAGCGTTAGACGATTCTGTTGCGAATTTAACTGCAATCGTATCTGAAAATATCAAAGAACAAAAAATCAATACTCTAAATGAAAAAATTGGTGGAGTGTTAAAAGCGTTCAATCCTACTTCTGTGTCTAATGTAGATGATTTAAAAGAAATTATTAACGTTAAATTAGACCCTGGTTATGACCGACAAATCATCTGTACACAAAGTTTCTATCAAAAATTAGATACTTTGAAAGATGGTAATGGTCGCTATTTACTACAAGACAGTATAATCAACACTGCTGGTAATACTGTATTAGGTATGAACGTAACAGTTGTACGTGATGACTTATTAGGTAAAAACGGAGACGCATTAGCGTTTATTGGCGATGTAAAACGTGGTGTATTATTTGCAGACCGTACAGACATTTCTGTTCAATGGATTGAAAATGAAATCTACGGTAAATACTTGATGGGTGCTTTCCGTTTTGATGTAAAACAAGCTGATAAAAATGCTGGTTTCTTCGTAACATTTGAAGATGCGGCAGAACCTAGTGGGGATTTAGGAGCATAAGTAAAGTAGGTGATATCAATGTTCAAAATAGATAACGTTGAATCAATCAAAAAAGCGATACGTGTTGATCATGATTTTGATGACGACTTGATTATGCAAGTTTATTTACCTGGAGCAATCAATGAGGTTAAGGCTGCTGTTTCTTTAGATGAAGAAGATGATAAATTCTACAACAATAATCCTATATTCAATTTAGCGGTCTTAAATATTATTGCTCACCACTACGATAATCGTTCAATCACATCTAATGAACAATCATTTGATGTGCCTGCATCATCAATGAAACTTATACAAACATTAAGAAGTAATCTAGTTAAGTGGCGAAAAGATAACATCGAGGTGATAGACGATGAATCTTAACGAGCTTGATTATAGGGTTGCTTTTTATTCTGTCTCAAATAATGGGCCTGAGGCAGGAGTTAGTGATAAGAAAGAAATTTTTAGTTGTTTCGCTGGTCTATACGAACCCACACAAAAAGATGTACAATTAGGAAATTTAGAAACGAGTAAACGTTCTGTAACTATTAATATTAGAAATGCACAGCCTGACTTTCTACCTACAGTCAATCACGTATTTGAAATTAAAAATGGAATGTATGCTGGGTTAACTTTTGACATTAAGAACGTTGCGCCTGCTAAAACTCCTAATTACATCAAAGTGGTAGGTGAAGAATCATAGGGATATCAATCAAAGGTGATAAAGAACTTATAGCATATTTAGAAAAGCAATATGGAAAATCTGCAACCAAACGTATCACTGATTATGCATTAACTAAAGGTGGAAACAAAGTTGTGAGTATTATCAAAAGTAATATGAAAACTTTTAAAGACACTGGAGAGTCGGTAGAAGAAACTACACTTTCAAAACCTATGACGATAAGCGGAGTAAGAACCGTTAAAATTCATTGGCGTGGTCCTAAGCAACGTTATCGTATTATCCATCTAAACGAATATGGTCACTTTGATCGTTCAGGAAAGTGGGTTAATACAGCAGGTAAAGGTGTGATTGAACGTGCTATGAGAGAAGGACGCGAAACCTACTTTCAAACAGTTAAAGAAGAAATAAAAAGGCGGGTGTAGCGATGGATGACATCATAATGAAGATATATGAAGCGCTTATTAATAACGAAGAGATAATGAAACTTGTCTCCAAAAATAACATTAAATTTTTCGATTATCCAAATGCGCAAGAAATCAAAGATATAGTGATTGTCATTGATCCATTAGACACACCAAAGCCTGATGATTTTGCTGACAATGATAATTTGACGTATGAATATTTATATCAAATAGATGTATTTGTAAAACAGAACAAAGGTGTAAATGGACGAGTCATATCAGATAGGCTCGTCTTTTTAATACAACGAATAATGTGGGAAGTATTGGGATTTGGTGAAACATCTTCCATTAAACCAGAATATATCAAAGAATTTAATATCTACCGACAAGCTAAAAGGTTTGAAGGCAAACAATATTTTAAAATTTAGGAGTGTTTTAATATGGCAGAGAAAAACTATCGTTCATTTACAGGGTTAACAGAATTTTATTATAAAGTTCATGGAGAAGGTGGAGTTCAAAAAGTTGCTGATCCAGAACGCATTAAATATTTACAAGAAATTTCAGTATCTAAAGATCAAGACATCGAGAAGGCATATGGTGATAACCAAGTTGCAGAAATGGCAGTTGCTAACGGTACTATCGAAGTAGAAGCTGGTTTCCACAAACTACCATTAGAGGACAGAGTTGCATTGTTCGGATTAGAAAAATCAGAGGACGGCATCGTGTCAGTTGGTAACGATACACCACCATATGTGGCTGTTATGTTTGCGAAAACTATGGAAGATGGTTCACGCGAGTATGTGGGATTACCTAAAGGATTATTCACATTCCCTGAATTAGAAGGTAATACAAAAGAAGATGGCGTAGAATTTAGTTCTGACTCTACTACCGCTGAATTTATGCAAGCTAAAGTTAAAGGCTTTGAAGAAGAAAAAGCAATGTTGTTAGGTCACGATGCTAAAGGTACAACCGTTATGAAAGATGCTATCTGGGAAGCTATCTTTGGCGAATCTGCACCAAGCAGCAACTCAGAAGAAACTAGTGATGCAGAATCAGGTTTAGGCGCGTAATAAACAGGAGGTTTAATTATGGCTAAGAAAAAATATGAAGTATTACACAAATTCATTGATTTAGAGGATAAGAAGAAAGTTTACGATACTGGAGATACTTATCCTAAACCAGCGAACAAAAAAATCTCTGATGAGCGTATTTCAGAGCTTTCTACAAGCAACAACAGACGTGGAAAAGCGTTAATCAAAGAATTAGAAGAATAACTATTATCGAGGACTTCGTGTCCTCTTTTTATTTGCAAATAAAAATCAAAGGAGCAATTATAAATGGCTAAACGTAATTTTATTAAATTAGTACAAGTAGACAAAAAAGGTAACGCAGTAACAGATACAGAAGGCAACGCAAAATTCGACACTTATATTACACCTACACAAATTCCATTCCGTAAAATCTATGATGCAGCTGATTTAATGGACGGTGCATCAGACGAAAACACTTCTGCACAAGAGAATATCGACCAAATGTTAGACATGGTGGTTGATATCTACAATAACCAATTTACAAAAGATGATTTACTAGACAGATTGCATGCACCAGATGCTGTAGAAGAGTTACAACAACAAATTCAATTTATTGCACAAGGTCAAATGGATGAAGAAAGAAAAAAGCAACTAGCGAGAATCATTTAAATTCCATCTCTTACAAAGAACATAAAGAAAATATGAAGAAACTCATGCTGCAAATGATTAAGGAAGGCGGTAAGGATATTAACGATATTTTAGATATGCCTTTTGCATTTTTCATGGAGTTAGTTGACGAAAGTAATAAGAAAAACGTCAAGAAAACAAACAGTATGATCGAAGCGTTCATGTAATACATCTTATAAGCAAGGAGGTGGAGTGATGGCAGAAAGAATTAAAGGATTGCAGATTGATCTGTCAATGCGAGATGTAAATATAAGTAAGACACTAGCTGGAGTAAAAAGGGAATTTAGAGCATTAAACTCAGACCTCAAACTATCAAGTAATAACTTTAAGTATGGAGAAAAAAGTGCTGCTTCTTACAAATCTCGAATGAATGATTTAGATGGTGCCATTAAACAAGGCACAGCTAATTTAGATTCACTCAAAAATCAATACGAAGAAGTTGCACGAACACAAGGTGCTAATAGTGCTAAAGCTGTCAGATTACGTACTGAGTACAATAATCAAGCCATAGCAGTTAATAAAATGAGAGATGAATATAGTAGATTAAACAGTTACTATAAGGAAAATTTTTCCATTGCAGGTCGATTGAGCAATTCTTTTAAAAGCGTTGGTTCAAACATGCAGAATGTAGGTCAACAAGCACAAAATTTAGGTAGTTCTCTTACAAGTAAAATTACTAAGCCAGCATTAGTAGCTGGTACTGCAATGGCAGGTATAACGGCTAAGCTAGGTTTTGACAGATTGGTCGGTCTTGATACTGCCAAAGCAAAACTCGAAGGTTTAGGCTATTCAACTAAAGAAGTGGGTTCGATTACTGAACAAGTAACACATGCGATTCAAGGCGGTATGACAACAATGGCTGAAGGTACCGATGTTGCAGCAGGTGCTTTAGCGGCAGGAGTAAAACAAGGTAAAGAATTAGAGAAGTATATTAAATTAGTTGGTGATGCGGCTGTCGGAAGCAATAGACCGGTATCTGAAATGGCAATGATATTTAATAGAGTTCAAGGTCAAGGAAAACTGATGACTCAAGAATTAAATATGATTGAAGAAGGTATGCCTGGATTTAGTAATGCTATGGCTAAACATCTTGGTGTTTCCTATGACGCTTTCAGAGAGATGGTTACCAATGGAGAAGTAAGTTCTAAGGAATTTTTAGAAGTTATGGATGACTTCGCTGGTGGTATGGCAGGAGCTTATTCTAAATCTTGGAAAGGTATGGTACAAAACTCTAAAGCCTATATAGGTCAAATTGGAGAAGCGTTCTTAAGCAGTACCTTTGAACAAGCCAAAGGTGGTTTGCATGAATTTGAATCTATGTTGAAATCGCCAGGAGCCAAAGAATGGGCAGCTAAAACTGGCGAACAACTTGGTAATACATTAGCTTCGATTGGCAATGGCATTAAAGGCCTAATAGATTGGTGGCAAAATTTAGACGGTTCCACTCAAAAAACGCTAGGTGGAATTGTTAAATGGTTAGGCATCACTTTAGTTACTATGGGACCTGTTTTAACAATATTCGGTAAGTTTGTAAGAACCATTGGTGGTATGTTTAGTGGTTTATCGACACTTATAACATTCATGATAAGACATAATGCTGCAGCCAAAATGAGCGCAGTTGGTCAAAAGGTATGGAATGGTGTTACTGCTACTGCTCGTGGTATCGCAAATGGCTATAGATTAGCAATAGCAGCTTTAAGTACATCTCAAACTATACAAGCTTTGAAAACTAAAATTGCTGCAGCTGCAACAACGGCTTGGACTGCAGTTACTAAAGGTGCAGCTTTAGCAACTAAAGGCTTAGGATTAGCTATAAGATTTATGACTGGGCCTGTCGGTATAGTTATTACAGCCATCGGATTATTAGTAGCTGGACTTATTCATTTATGGAAAACAAATAGCTCGTTTAGAAATAGTGTGATTACTGCTTGGAATGCTATTAAAAATGCAGCGGTAGCCATATTTGGATTTATCAAACCTTATATTATTAATATTTGGAACGCAATTAAAAACTCTACAATTGCCATTTGGAACGCGATTAAAAAAAGTGCTGTAATAATATGGAACGCTATTAAATTTGCTGTTCAACATCCTATTCAAGCATTAAAAAATGTCTTATCAGCTTTATGGAATGGCATGAAAAATGCTGCTATTAAAATCTGGACGTTGCTTAAAAACGGTGTTATAGCAATTATTAAAGCATATGTTGCGCAAGTAAGATTTAATATCAACCTTATTAAACGCATTGTAGTTACGATATTTAATGCTATTAAAAATTTCTCTATTAAAGTGTGGACTGCATTAAAAAATGGTGTATTAGGAATTATTCGAGCTTTGCGCAAAGGCGTTCTATCTGTATTTAACGCATTAAAAAAAGGTATTGTTGTAATATTTAATGCTGTAAAGAATGCCACAGTTAAAATCTGGACGGCTATAAAAAAATCAGTAGTGAATAAAGCAAAAGCATTATGGTCTGGAGTTAAAAATACATGGAATGCACTCAAAAAAGGTACAATTGGCATATTTAAAGCAGTTGGTAGTTTCATGAGTTCTAAATGGAACAGTATTAAAAAAGGTACTGTTAATAAAGCGAAAGCTCTATGGTCAGGTGTCAAAGGTGCTTGGGGATCACTTAAAAAAGGTACTCATAACACCATGTCGGCTGTTGGTGGTTTCATGAGCAAAAAGTGGAATGGCATTAAAAGTACTACTGTATCTATTGTAAATAACATGAAATCGAAAGTTATGGGCACCATGAATAAAATGAGAGACGGTATCAAAACAGTTACCGGTAAAATTGGGAATCTTTTTGGCGGAATGGTTAAAGGCGTTAAAAAAGGATTAAATAAATTGATTAGTGGTGTTAACTGGGTTGCTGATAAATTAGGTATGGATAAATTACCGTCTATTAAATTAAGTACGGGGACAAACGCATCTAAAAAATATGTGAGTCATGGGAAAATTAACCGAGACACTTTTGCGACAGTTGGAGACAAAGGTAGAGGTAATGGCCCTAGTGGATTTAGGCATGAAATGATTGAGTATCCTAATGGTAAAACAACTATTACACCTAATAGAGATACAACCACATTTTTACCTAAAGGTTCTAGAGTTTATAATGGCACACAAACTCATGCGATGCTATCCCAAATGCCTCGTTTTAGTATAGGTTCAGCAATCAAAGAAAAAGCTGAATATATGCTTGAAAATGGTAAAAAAGCTGTAAAAAGCACAGTTGGAAAAGGCAAAGACTTAGGAGGAAATGCAGTAGACCAAGTTAAGAAAGTTGGTTCTGAGGTTGCTGTTAAAGCTAAAAAGGTTGGAAGTGCAGTTATATCAGGTATAGGAGATGTATTTGATTATATAGGACACCCTGGTAAGCTAGTTAACAAAATTTTTGATAAAGTTGGATTTAACTTTAATTTTCTCAAGGATGCACCTTTACCTTTTGATTTAATGCAAGGAGCCTACAAGAAATTAAAGAGTGGCGTCAAATCATTATTTGACGAATGGCTTAATGATGCCGGTGGCGGCGATGGCTCTTCCTTTACTAAGTTCCCAATTACTACGGGATATTATCCTAATGGTGGCGCTCCTGGTTATAGTTTTGGTGGAGGTCATCATTACGGTATTGACTTTGGTGCCCCATACGGTACAACAATCAATGCTACGAATAGTGGACAGTTAGGTGAATTGCATAACTTTGGCGGAGGGCTTGTTGCAAGACTTTTAACAGGTCAATTCACGTTATTTTTTATGCACTTATCTAAAATACTGAAACACGGTAAGGTACAGGCAGGAGAACCTATAGCTAAAACAGGTAATAGTGGTAACTGGACTACTGGTCCTCACTTACATTTCCAAGTCGAAAAAGGTAGACATAATGATATTACTAACCAGAATACTGTAAACCCACTCAAGTGGCTCAAAGGTCACGGTGGTGGAAAAGTTGGTGGTAGTGGTTCTGTAAACGCACGTAGAGCAATTCAAAGAGCACAATCTATTTTAGGTGGACGTTATAAATCGTCTTATATTACCGAACAAATGATGAGAGTTGCCAAACGTGAATCTAATTTCCAGGCGGGAGCAGTTAATAACTGGGATAGCAATGCTAGAGCGGGAATACCTTCTAAAGGTATGTTCCAAATGATTGAACCATCTTTTAGAGCGTTCGCTAAACCGGGACATGGGAACATTTTGAACCCTGTAGACGAAGCTATATCAGCTATGAGATACATCGTAGCAAAATATGGTTGGGGTGGATTCAAACGTGCTGGTGATTATGCTTATGCTACAGGCGGTCTTATTAACACTGCTGGATTATATAATTTGGCAGAAGATGGATACCCTGAGATAGTGATACCTACAGATCCAAGCAGACAATCAGATGCGATGAAATTGTTACATCTTGCTGCAAGTAAAATTAGTGGAAATAACAGAAATAAACGACCTAACCAATTACGTACACCTAGTGTTACTAGTAATACAGTTGATAACGCAGAATTACTACTACAAATGATAGAAAATCAACAGAAACAAATAAACGTGTTAATGGAAATAGCACGAAGTAATAAAACTATTGAAAAACAACCGAAAGGTTTTTCAGAACGCGATGTAAGTCAGGCACAAGGTTCAAGGTTAAGACTCGCTGCTTATAGCCAGGGAGGTTTATAAATTGGAAAATAAAAAAGTAAAAATATTTAACGATCATTTCGAAGAAACACTAACGGATATTCCTCATCTTAAGTTTCTAGAATTTGAAGAAGAGGATTTAGATAGAAAGTCTAATCAGATTGAAGTTAATGGTAGCGATGGCGTTTTACAAGGACCGATGAATTTCGGTCCTTTTAATTTGATACTGAGATTTTCATATAAAGGCATGGATTATAAAGAATATAGATTAGCAAAAGAAAAGTTACGTCAATTGATAAATAGGAGAGATCCTTATTTCGTATGGCATTCAGATATGCCGGGTAAAAAGTATGCAGTTATACCAGAAGGAGTGAGTAATGAAAACCTAACAAGTCAATTTGGACTTATTGAGGTGACTTACTCTGTCTACAAAGGATATGCAGAATCATTAAAAGATACTTCTGAATTTAGTTGGACTGATGAAAGTTGGCAATTTGAACAAGGTGTTATAGGAAGTGATGAAGTTAAATATAAACACAATATTCGTTACTTTAAAATATTTAACGGTTCTAAAGATACTATTAACCCTTTATTAAGACACAAATTAAATATTAATTGCACACTTACAGCACCTTATGGATTTGAAATCGTTAATCTAACCACAAATGATATATTTGAATATAAAAAACCGCTCAAAAAGCGTAATACGGTTTCTATTATAGGAGTGCATCCTTATATTAATAATAAAAGAGTTGGTAAAGACACAAATTATGATTTTATTACTTTAGCGCCGGGTTGGAATGAAATTTTAATTAGAGGTCACAATATATCCAATAGTCCTAAAACAGAATTTATATTTAATTACATCTATAGGTAGGTGAGAATATTGGAAAATCTAATATTTATGAATAGAGAAGGGACATTTTCGGAAATTGTTAATGACTTTGACTTTGGTTCCTTTAAATATGAATATGAACAAAATAATGAGCGATCCATATCTCTCACTGCTTATAAAACTAATGTTAACGCGGATATATTTGATAGTTTGATTAATGAAAATTATTTAGTTTGGAAGGGCCAGAAATATGTCATTAAATCGACTGAGCTTAAGTATGAAGAAGGTGTAATACTTAATGAAATTGAGGCTAAGCATATTTCTATGGAATTTCAAAATCATTATGTACCTAAAGATTTAGATGATGAGTCACTGAATGATGAAGATGAGACTGAAGCAAAAATTTCCATGAAAGTTAAAGAGTACCTTGATTTTGCATTCAAAAATAATAAACTTAATTTCGATTATAAGTTACATGGAAAATTTAATGAGAGTAAATATATTGAACAGTTAGGAGATAAAAATGGTTTAGAACATCTTATTGAAGGTGCTGAGCATTTTGGCTATATATTTTTTGCTGATAATAAAACTTTCCATATTTATACACCTGATAATTTTTATAAAAAATCAGGTGAAATATTAGTTTATAAATATAATAATAGTTCGGTTTCGGCTAAAACAATCACAACTGAATTACGCACCTACATTCAAGGATATGGAAAGAAAAAGTCAAAATCCGAAACGAAAAACTATAAACCTATAAAGCCTAAAGACTTCTCATACTCTGGAAATTTTAATAAAGAAGGGACTTGGTCTACTGAACATATAGGAGATTCCTTTTATAAGACATTTGATTGTAAGTGGGGAAATGAAACCTTAACTTGGAATCTAAAAAAAGGACCTAAAGGTGGAATTATCGAAGTATTTATTGATGATAAGTCGAAAGGGACTTTTGATTGTTATAGCGCTCATGCTTCGACGCAAAAAGTGATTTTAGCTAAAGGTTTATCAAAAGGTAAACATACTTTTAGAGGCGTTTTTAAATCGAAAAAACCTGGTATTGATTATAAGAAGTCTAATCCAGTCATGTATGTTGGTACGAGTAAAAGTAGTGTTTTAAATCTAACTGCAGTTCTTAAAGGTAAAGATATTTATCATGTATATGCTGAATATAAGTCTCCATATTATAAGCAATATGGTAAATCAGAAGCCCCTACAATATATGATGATAATATTACAAGTCAATCAGAGTTAAAGAAGAAATTAAAAGAAACACTTGATGATATTCCAACAATCGAAGTAGCAACGAATTATTTAGGATTAGAAAGTATTCATGAAAATAATACTATTCGATTTATACACCAACCTATCGGATTTAATACTGATTTAAAAGTTGTCAAACTTACTGAATATCACCCCCTTGTTTCGCAGCCTATTGAAGTGGAATTCAGTAATGCTCAGAAAGATATTATAAAAATGCAATCACAGTTCAATCGTAGGTTAAGAAAGGTTAATAATCTTATGAAAAAAGGATTCAAAACTAGTGACTATTCTTTAAATGTGTTACAGGAATATAACGAAACAGTAGGAAGTGTATTGATTGATGAGTAAAGAAGTATCGATAAGATATCTACAAGATAGAGATGGAGAAGAATATTTTCCAGTCACGCACATAGAGGCAGTCATCGGTTTAGGTGTTTACTTAGATAAAATAGAAATTTTGGAAAAAGAAAATGAAGAACTTAAAAAGATAATATCTCATTTAGAGAAGGAATAAAAGGAGGTTCATAAAATGTTATTAACTTTAGACTTTCCTATTCAAATAGGACACACATTTAGAACCAAGATGATAAATAATTTTAGAACAATACTTAATTATTATAATGAATTAGATCATCAGCATCGCGCACACACAGAAACTAAGCTTCATGCACATCAAGCCATGCAGGTTGATTATAGAAATACAAACGTTTCTGCATTTTTAGATTATCTTAACGGTAATATTAATGGGCTTGTTTTAGGAGCAAATGGAGACGGTATAGCTGAAACAAAACAAGCCAGAGTATCAATAGATGGTACCGTACACCCCTTGTTGCAAGAAAGACTGCTTCATGACTTTTTAGGAATTAACAGAAAATTAGATAAAGAAATACATTCTAATGGTGCAGTTGACTTTATTTGGAATCCTCCATATATATCAGGAAATAGATTAGGAGAAAATGGGACACCAAATAATTGGGAACCAGAAGCCCATATTGAAGCATTTTTAAACCCTTTAGTTGATAATCAATACGTTACAAAAGAAGTTATAGGAGAAGATACATCAGGAAAATATAATGTGTACAAATTTACGTTTGAACCACAAAATTACAATAAAACGCTACTTATTACTTCATGTATACACGGTAATGAAACTACTGGATTTTTTGATATGTGCCATATACTCAACCTATTGGTCAATCAGTGGGAAAAGTATCCTCAACTAACTTACTTAAGAAAAAATGTACGTTTAATTTATGTTCCTATGGTTAACCCGTGGGGATTCGCAAATCAAAAAAGAGAGAATGTGAACAATGTAGATTTAAACAGAAATTTTGATTATAACTGGAAGGCAGGTAAAGGGACAGATCCTGATAAATCTAACTTCAAAGGTAAAAGTCCTTTTTCTGAAAAAGAATCACAAAATATGCGTAGCTTAGTTCAACGTATAGATAATTTAACTGCTCACTTAGATTTGCATGATATTATTTCAGTAAATAATGATTACTGCTTATTTTATCCGCGTTGGGCCAATCAAAAAAACAATAATATGACTCATCTCATTAACAATTTAAAAAGTAACGGAGACCTCGTTGTTTGGGGTTCCAGTACATTATCATCTTTTAGTAATTGGGTAGGAATCCGAAATAAAACAACGTCATATCTTTCAGAAATAAATGAAAAACGTGTCGGTGAAAAGAAAAGTCCCGAAGAAATGAGACGTTCAGTACGCTGGGTTGGTAATGTAATTTTCAGAATGGCACAATTTGAATCTTATCAAAATGGTCAAACATCATTAGATCCTTTCATTAAAGTGATGGTATATGATGATAGATTTAACAATAAAACGTCTGAAGTCATTACCCTACGTGCAGAAAGGAATGAATGGCAACGTATAATGATGAGTCAGCAGCGTTTCAAAGTTTTAGCAAATGGATTTGTAGAGCTCTATGGATATGTGACTATAAACGTTGATAGAGATGTTACAGTGGGGATTAGTCCTAATATTGTTCAAAATTATCATCCATTCTTTGGGTTTGGTAAAAGTAGAAAACGTAATCTATTTTCAATTGAACATAGACTCAACAAAGGAAATACGACCTTCCCTATTTACGCAGCTGCTGGAGTTCAAATGTCGACGATTACTGAACCAGGTACAAAACGTACTGATACAGTAATGCCGGTACTAGATGTTAAGAAAAAAGGTGCTGGTGTTGTAACAATCAAACAAATTAAATTATTTGCGAAGTTCACTCCTACACATTCTGCTAACTCTATTCAGATATTAAAATCTGGAGAATACGGTAATCTTAAAGAAGATACGTTCACACAAATTTACCCTAATACTATATACGATGATGATTTAAGAAACGTTATAAATGGGGAGGAAAAATAATGGAATTAAAAAAGATTGGTAAAATTGAAGTTAAAAATGAACCTTACTTAAAACCGATATCTGATGAAGGTATCGGTTTTTATAATTTAGATGATAAAACTGCTGTTTTAAGGTTTTATGTGACTAAAAACAAAAAGCCTTTATTAATTAGTGAAGAAAACACTGAAACGTACATATATCTTGAGTCCTCTAACAGTTCTAATCAAGTAGTAGAAGATGTACGTTTTATTGACCCTTTAAATGGTGTTGTTGAAGTAACTATACCTATTGAATTCTTACAAGCTTCAACGAATACAACTGTTATAGGTCAAATATATATTTCGATTAACCATCGAAATCAGGTAGATAGCGATAAATCATCAACTGCAGTTTTAACTGAATTTGAATTCGAAGTGGGTGACGCAATAATAAATAAAATTAATGGTGCAACTAAAATTAAATATATCCGTATGTTTGATGAATTAAAAAGACAAATTAATGCACGAGCCACTGAAATACAAGAACAATTAGATAATTTAGAAGATTATGTTGTTAAAGTGAAAGATGCAAGTGATGAAGGAATTACAAAGATTCAGATTGAAACAAAAAAAGGATTGGATATACTTAATCAACAGCATAGTAAAAGTTTAAAAGACGTCGAGGAATCTCTTAACGCGGCTAAAAATACAATTCAAAATCTTTATGAAGAATATGACAACGAAATTGACACAAAAGGAAGTCAATATTTAAAAGATTTAAGAATCGAAGTTAGGAATATTGAAAATATATTAAATCAAGAGGGATACGTCACAATTGATGAACATCGTAAAATCATTACTGAAATACAAGAAAAGTTACCTGAATCTTCAGACTGGATTGAATATGATTTGATTAATGGAGCTATAAAAAATAGACATTATAAAGCTGAAGGACAAAATGGTTTTAATTGCGCTTATAAAATCATTCAACATCAAGACTACAAGGAAGTGATTTTAAGAATTAACGCTGACAACTTTAAAAGTGGAACTGTTATAGCGAAGTTACCGAGTGAACTAATTACAAGTACGCAAACTGCGTTCCTAAGATCGGTGCCTGTTAAAGCTTGTGGTGCTCAATTAACTATTGAACCTAATGGAGATGTTAAAGTTTATATTTCTCAGAGCGATCAGTGGTCAGTAAGTCGTGAAGCTTATATTTATGGAGAAATAAGAATGATAGATAAAGGAGGTGAATAAAGTGATGGATACTTATAAATCTATGACTGAACTTGTGAGAAATGAAAAAGATTGGATGATTGAGACACAAGATAGAAATAGTAAATCACTTATAACTGCTATACACGGAGGTGGTATAGAGTGCGGTACTTCTGAATTAGCTTTATTGGTTGCAGAATTATCGAATTCAAACTATTTCACTTTTAAAGGTTTAAAACCGAAAAACAATAGAACTCTACACGTCACTTCAACAAATTATGATAACCCCAATTTATTATATTGGAATCAATTTATGAATGTAACGATAGCCATACATGGTTATTCAAGCAGTGAAGCGAATAGTTATATTGGTGGACTAGATGAAAGACTTATATCACTTATTACTCACAATTTAAAAGTTTCAGGTTTTAATGTGAAAGCCGCTCCTGACAGAATTGCGGGCAGAGAAATTAATAATATAACCAACAAAAATGCCTATGGCATGGGTGTACAGATTGAAATATCGACTCAACAAAGAAAAGAATTTTTTAGTCGAAACGATTTTAGTCAAAAGAATAGAGAAAATACACATAGTTGGACCGAAGATATGTATTATTATGCTAATGCTATTTGTGCTGCACTTAATGATAGAAAGTGGGTAGAAACATGAAGAAAACACACAGTATGACTGAAATGGAATATATTAATGTTATTTCTTTATTATTTATTGGAACAATAGGTATGGCTCGAGGTTCTTTTTTTATATTTGCTTCTGAAACTCAAGTCGATAAAAGTCCATTGTATAGCAGTATTAATGAAATAATACCCTTAAGTATTTGGGGTATTCCATTCTTTATAGGAGGTTTATGTTTAGCAATTGCAGCTATGGCTTTACCTTATAGGAATATTAACAAAGTTTATAGTATCACTCTTATTTTAGGAGGGATTATTTGTTCTGTGTTTTTCTTTGTCATTACGTTAGCTGGTATTAGTGATTCTTTAAATTGGATGTCACCTCTCATTTACTTTTTAACTACTTTAACGTGTGGTGGTTATGCTTACTTTGGAGTGTTGCATTATGCCAAACAATGAGTTACCTCAAAGTTACTATGACGATAAAGATGAGATTCATAAAAGAATAAGAGAAGTCGATGAAAAACATACGAATAATTATAACAATTTAAGTGTGCTATTAGCAGAATTTAAACCTACACTTAATCAAATGGTAGATGCAACTAAAGAGATGAGTGCTGAACAGAAAAAGACAAACCGACAAATCATAGAACAAGGTCAACGATTGTCTCTCGTCGAAAAAGATACTCGAATGTTTAGGGAACATTTAAGTCAAGAAGAACAAGAAGCAAAAGAGAAAGGTAAAGAAAATAAAGAGTTTATTTTAAAAGCTACAGGTATATTTGTTGGTGGAGGTGGTGTGGCTTGGCTTATCCATCCATTGTTCGACTTTTTAAAAAATGTGATTAATTAAAGTGGTATTTAAAGAAAAAATCATAGTAAAGCATATATAACTTTAAAATCTTTCAATTTTGTAAGTTTAAGATGTCATTTTGTAAGAATAGATAAAAGCAATTTTCATTAGAATCTTCTACAATTAAGTTGTAATTAAATTGAAGGAGAGTTCTTTAATGAGAGATTTAAAAATTTTATTAATTCCTATAATAATCATTATATTATTAGTAATGGGATTACTTTTCGGATTGAGAATTTACGGTGATTATCATCCAAGTAATGAAAATGTAAAAAGTTTGAATATGAAGAACCCTCTTGAGCCGACAAAAGAATATTATGTAAAAACTACTAAACCAGTAAAAGAAAAGCCTAAAGAAGATGCAGATCAAACTCATGTATACGAAACAACAGGTTATGATAAAAAAGGTAACAGTAAAAAAATCAAATATGTAGGAATGAAAAGACTAAAACTCAATCACTATTTAAAAATTAAACAAAAATTAGATACAGTTAAAAGTTATGAAGAAGTTAAAAAAGATGACATTCCTAAAGAAGCACGTAAACATTTAAATTAATATATTAGAGTCTGGGACATAAATCCTAGGCTCTTTTATTTTACTATAAAGGAGATGTATTTTTTGAAAATTAACTGGATTAATCGTTTTAAAAACGGAACAACACTCACAGCTTTAGTAGGTGCTGTATTATTATTTGCTAAACAAGTAACCGAAGCATTTGGTATAGATATATCAAGTGAACTTGAAACAATCAGTAGTATTCTGGGAAGTATTATTACAATACTTGTAGCTTTAGGTATTGTTACAAACCCTAACACTAAAGGCGTTGCTGATGCTGGTATCGACCTAGAACTAAATAAACCACGTAATCAAAAAACGCACCCTGTACAGTTTAAAAGTGAGTCAGGGGTAGTGAAACCTGAAGTTTTCGACACTAACGAACCGTTTACTGATGATTCTGATGAAGAAGAATTCGAATTTGACAACGGTGGAGGAGGAGCTCCAGATGAAAACACAATCTCAAATCAATAAACGCTTAAGAGATTATAAAAACGGTGTAGTAGATAGTCCATACAGAGTTAAACGTTGGACCAGTTATGATGCTTCCTTTGGTGCTATGGAGCCAGGTTGCATTGATAAAGACCGTGCTTATCACGCACAGTGTATGGACTTGGCGATAGATTATGTAATGTGGTTAACTGATAATCAAACAGAGATGTGGGGCGATGCTAAAAGCTCTATAATAAATAAATTCCCTAAAGGGTGGAAGATTGTAGAGAACAAGCCATCTACGATACCTAAAGAGGGTTGGATTGCAGTATTTACAAGTGGCACTTATGCTCAATATGGTCACATTGGTATTGTATATAATGGCGGTAATACGAATAGCTTCCAAATTTTAGAACAAAATTGGAATGGCTGGGCTAATAAAAAGCCTAGCTTACGATGGGATAACTATTATGGTTTAACACACTTTATTGTTCCACCGGTAGCAAAAGAAATAGAAGAACCTAAAAAAGATGTAAAATCAGCTCCTAAACAGTCAATTAAGAAAAGTAGTAGCATCAAAGTTAACACGCATCATATAAAAGGTTGGAATATGACTAAGAGAGGTCGTAAACCTAAAGGTGTAGTCATTCATAATGATGCCGGTACAATGAATTCTAAACAATACTACAACAATTTGGTAAACGCTGATTACAATAGGTTGGCAAGAGGTATAGCTCATGCGTACGCTGATAGAAATGGTATTTGGGAAGCTATATCAGAAGATAGAATTGCTTGGCATGTTAAAGATGGAGTAAAACCAGGTTCTGGTAATTTTGAATTCTACGGAATCGAAGTTGACCAATCAATGTACGTTGGAGATAAAGATTTCCTTAAAAATGAACAAACAGCTCTTAAATTCGCAGCGCATAAACTTAAAAAGTGGGGGTTACCAGCTAACAGAAATACTGTTCGTTTACACAATGAATTTAGTTATACAGCTTGTCCTCATCGTTCTGCTAAATTACATGCTGGCATTGATCCAACAAAACAAGCATGGACTAAGGCAACACAACTTAAGTTAAAAGATTACTTCATTAAGCAAATTAGGGCATATATGAAAGGTAGTACACCTAAAGTTACTACAGTTAAAAACAAACCTGGCAGTGCTTCCACTCCAGCTAATAGACGAGATATAAACGGTTGGAAAATCAATAAGTATGGAACTTATTACAAATCAGAAATAGCTCGCTTTACGCCAAACACTCCTATTAAAACTCATTATGTTGGGCCGTTTAGAAGTTGTCCTGTGAGCGGTGTATTACAGCCAGGTCAAACAATAAAATATGACACTGTGTGTAAACAAGACGGTCACGTTTGGGTGAGTTATACAGCTTATAATGGTAATGACGTTTGGTTAGCTGTGAGAACATGGAATAAAACAAATGACAGTTTAGGGAAATTGTGGGGTACAATCAATTAATCTGTTATAATACAATTACCACGTCATTATACAAGGGTAGTTGCTATGGCTACCCTCTTATAAATTACAATTAATTATGTCTATAATATGAAGATGTTAGATTGATATTAAAAAAACATGGTTTAACACTACATTGGTTACACGGTCTGTGCTATAATTAAATTACATACAATTTAATTTTTTATACTCCTTTATAATTTTTTTGCTACCACGCTCTTTATGAGCGTGGTTATTTTTGCGAACGCAACAATTTCTGTCACAACTATGTTATAATTAATTTGCTAGTCATTTCACAGAAGGGTAGTCTTAATGGCTATCCTTTTTTATGTGAAATCTAATATAAAGATATTATTTTTAGTTAACCATTTACTTTATATTCTTTAATGTGCTAATTTATATATATACAATTTAACTTTTCTCTCATCTCAGTTTTTCATGTATTTATTTACTAACCACGTTCTTTATGAGCGTGGTAATTTTTTGTGTGCACGTGTCAAATACGTGTCAAAATAGTTATACTTATTTAGGTCTAGTCAGAAAATAAATCTCTAAAAATACTGTAGTTAAGCCTTTTTACAGTTGTTTAGAAAATTAAATTTATCCCTCCGTTTCCGTACTATACCGTTGATATGACGGGCTTTCGATAGAGTAAGTGTCAAATAAGTGTCAAGAGAATATTTCTCTAACACGTTGGCCTTGCTCTTTTTTATGTTCTTCTAATAAATGTGAATACGTGTCTAACGTTTGTGATATAGTAGCGTGACCTAAACGTTTACTTATATACTCGATTGGTATGCCTTTAGATAGTAAGTAAGATGTGTGCGTATGTCTGAGTGAATAGGGAGTTATATTATTATCGTTTAATCCTATCACTTCTTTTGCTTTTCTAAATGCTTTACCTACTGATGTATGACTAACAGAGAATAACTTGCCATCAATTCTACGCGGCATTTTAGCTAATTTTGAATTTATGTGTATGATATCTTTTGAATTAACTTCTACATCACGTTTTGAATTCTTTGTTTTCGTTCCAGGCAAATGAATTATGCCATTCGCTTTGTTTAGATCTTTGTAAGTCATATTGATGACATCGCTATATCTTGCGCCAGTAATGCCTAATAGATATAGCAAAACATAACTTTCTTCATCTCTTTTCTTGAAATAATCTAGCAAGTTTAAATAGTCTTTTATCGTAATAAACTTAAATTTCTCATCTTTAGCTTTTTCAGTCCCTTTGATATTTACATTATAAGTAGGGTCTTTCTTCAAATAGCCATCGTATAACGCGTCTCTAATACATCTAGCAAGACAACCGTGAACTTTTCTTACTGTTTCATCAGTGTGACCTTGTGCGTATTGATTTAAAAACTTTTGATACTCAATACGTGTGATATTTTTAACTAACATATTTTCTCCGAAATACTCACTGAATAATTTAATCGATCTTTCATACCAGTAGAATTGTTTGCTAGACAACTGTTTCTTGTTCTTAATTTTTATCCAGTCATCGTAGTAGTCGTTGAACTTTTTATTATCTTCAATGTTGTTGCCATCTTCCAAATCTCTAATTAATTGTTGTGCTGCATTAGTAGCCTCAGCTTTTGTTTTAAAACCAGATTTACGTTTTTTACCAGACTTTAAACTAGGATGTTTAACATCATATTGCCATGATGAGCTTGTCTTATTTTTGCGTTTTGTTACTGTAAATGTTGCCATTTTCCGTGTTCCTCCTTAAAAAAGTAAAAAATAATAAGGGTAGGTGGACTACTCATAAATATAAAACAATTTCTTTTCATGTTATAATACATAAAAAAGTAGGTGTTAATATGTCTCCAAAAGTTAAAGTTAGAAAAAAACCAGTTGTTGTTCATGCAGAAAAATCTAAAGAAACGCAATTTATTGACACATTAGAAGGTCGTATGAAAGCTGAAAAAGGCGATTGGATTATAACTGGAGTAAATGGTGAAAAATATCCTGTAAAGCCTGATATTTTCGAAAAAACTTACGAAGTACTTCCCGATTAAATTTCGAGAAGTGCTTTTTTAATAGATTCGTAAGTAAAAGAATATGCCCATTTAACTTGTTTGTTATACAAACGCGTTGGTGTATGATAAAATCTATCTATTTTGATAGCGACAATGGGTTTATTTAATTCTTTTGCAGTGTCTATTTCCCAATTAACCCAATCAGAAGTATGAGTATTTTTTCCAACGATACAAATAACTTTATTGGATTCTTTAATTTTATCCTTAATTCTCCTTTTGATGTATATAGCATCCGTAGAATTGATACTTATTCCTATGCTTGTATCTTCAAATTTTAGATGGTAAAAATTTTTATTTGGATTTTTCGACCATGCAACAAGTAAATTTTTATATTTAGAACCTTCGTCATCTGCTCTATAACTTACAAATAATTTTCCTAACATTTTTCCTCCTCCTTAATATCCTGTCTCATTGTTTGCCAATTAATATTCTCATTAGAGATAATTGATTCAACACGTGAAACTAAAAGTTTTATTGGCTCTTTCTCATTGTCATAAGGTTCAACACTATTTAAATATAAGTATTTTTCATGTTTTAATACCTCACATGTAGTTCTATATTGAATATAATTTTCATGAAACTTCTTTATACTACTAATAGACTGAGAAATTCCAATGAGTAAACCTAGTACTGATGTAACAATAGTAAAACTTAGTGAATTAAGCAATAACGAAAAAGGGGTTATTGCTGGAATTAATGCGCCTGCAATAATTTGTATATATTTATTTAAATTGTATTTTTTTTGACAAGATATACTTTTTTTATCATACCAATTTATTTGATCTTCTAACCTATCACGAAGGTAATCTTCCATTTCTTAACTTCCTTTGTATATATTAAAACGAACAAAGATATTAGTAATTAATACGAAGTAATTTATACACTATCAATGCTTCGTCATTTAAATCGTTAGTAGACGATTTTATTAGTTGTCTTCTAACTTACCATTTTCTTCTGCCCATTCTATTTGTTCCTGAACCCATCTACTAGGTTTTTCTTTTGTTGATTGCATTGATTTATTTACTTCATCGTAATCAATCATGCCTGCATCTGTACCCCCATAGCTTTGAGGAACATTTTCATAAATTGACTTTTCTTGACCACTTTCAACTCTTAACGAACTTTCATAAGCTGCACTAGCAGGTCCTTCCATAACATTACCTTGAGGTATGACGCCGTTTGCTACTGCACTATTGTAAGCTTGAATTTTTTCCATTTCACTATAATTCCCATAGATGACAGACTCTAAAGTGCCTCTATCTTTAATATTTGTTATATCAATACTTTGTGTATTTTGATGATTTTCATTTGATGAGTTATCTTGAGTGTTTTGTTTATTATTATTTTGATTTTCATTATTCTTTTCCTCTGTACTTGAAGAATTTTGTTCGTTGCTTTCATTAGCAGATTTTTCTTTATCATCGTCTGATTTCTGTTTATCATCTGATTTTTTATCTTTCTTTGGATCATTCGACTTCTTATCTGATTTACTTTCTGATTTTTTATCATCATCTTTTTTCGAGTTGTCCTCACTTTGCCCACATGCACCTAACACCAACAAACTTGCAAATATTAAAACTAAAAACTTTTTCATTATTTTGCCCTCCTTATATATAAAAAGTATAGGGTAGGCGAGCTACCCGATAATTTACTCTTCAAATAATAATTAATGTAACTTATAATATAATTAAGATAACTCAAGAAGGATTAACGCTGGGTCCCGAAAAGGGGTAGGTGCATATGCACTGAGCATTCCTATGTGCCTGAGGTTATCTTTTTTACTTCTTAAACTATCCACAAATTTAGTTAGATTTTAAAAATTCTTTATCAATAATTTCATTAGTAATTCTTTCCATATGTTCTTTAGTCATATCCTTGTTTTCACCACTTTGCATACCATGTTCATTTGCTATTTTGTTATTGTATTTGTCTAGTGGGTAAACAGTAAAATCATATCTAGAATCTTTATTGCCTGGTATTCTTTCTCTATAGTAATTTACTAAGGATTTCCAATGAACATTTTTAATCACAATTTTCTGCCCTTTTTTTGTTATATCGAAATTTATGCTACCACAAAGATTATTACTTTCATTACCAGTGTTTTGACCATTTAAAAAATTACCTAATGAGTAAACTACAAGTGTTTTATGATTATTTATACCTTTCACCCATTTTACCGGTTGAATTACATGAGGATGCATACCTATTACTGCATCGACATTCGAATTTGCGAATATTTTAGCATATCTTTCTTGTTTTTTATTTGGATAATGATGACTTTCTTGTCCCCAATGAGTTGAAACGATAACAGCATCACTATATTTTTTAGCGTATTTGACGTCTCGCTTTATTTTATTTTCATTCAAATAATTAATTTGATATTTATTTTCTGGTTTAAGTCCATTAGTACCAAATGTATAATTAAGTATTGCTATCTTTATTCCATTTTTATTTATAATTTGAAGTTTCTCATTATCTTTTTTAGACTTGTATACACCAGTGAACATAACTCCTTTTTCTTTATACTTTTCCCATAGATTAACTCTATGATTAACGCCATGTGTACCTTTGTCGAGAGCATGATTATTTGATCCGTTAATTAAATTAAATCCTGACTCAACCAAATATTTCGACAAATCGCTAGGAGTATTAAACCTTTTAAAACCTGAATAAGGTATATCATCCCCTCCCATTGGGGACTCCTGGTTGATGTAAGCAATATCAAATTTTTTTATATAAGGTTTAACGTTTTTATACATTGGTGAAAAATCATAGTCATTGTGACGAGTTTCCGCATCGTTATATACAACTGGATGAATTAAGTTATCTCCAACTGCTACAAAAGAAACTTTTTCGTGATTAAAGTGGGTGTCAATTTCAGCAAATATTATAGTCATAACTGCTAATAAGCTAAAAAAAACTATAGCTATTATTTTTTTCAATTTACATACCTCCTTCATAGTTTATTCATCTATCTCACGTGCAATTCTCTCTAACGTTTCTCTAACCTCTTTTAAAGTATACATATCTGAAAATGTGTAACAAAAAGTTTTTCCGTTATCAGTTTCGGCTGTAACAGTGTATAAATCCTCAATATGATCATAGCTAATATGATAGTTTAAAATCTTCATTCATAGTCCCCTTTTTGTATGTAGTTTATTAAATTGACCTTTCATTAAAATAACTTTTGACTTGCTACAACTCTACCAATTATTTTTATTTCATCATCTTTACCATATACTTGTGGCAAATGTTCTTGGTTGTTCGATTCTGGAATTAATATAATTTGATCACCATTGTATCTAATGCGTTTAACAGTAGCGTTATAACCATTAATCATAACGACGCCTAATTGACCATTTTCTACAACAGAATCTTTTTCTACTACGACTATATCGCCATCTCTGAAAATTTTATCCATACTATCGCCAGAAACTTTTAAACCGAATTCTTCTTTATCAGAATTAAGCTTGTTGGTAGCAAAGTATATGTAATCAATTAAATTTTCTTCACTATAGATAGGTAATCCTGCAGATATTTTTGAAACAACTGGTATCTTTTTGACTGGTAGGGTTTCTAGTTGAGGTTGCTCGATATCCATAATTTCCTCTGGTTTAATATTTAACCCTTTACAAATTTTGATGACATTTTCTACCTTAGCATTAAATACTCCTCTTTCTAAAATAGATCTAACAGTTGTATAAGCTAAACCAATTTCTTTTGAAAAAGCTTTTATACTCCCAGATTTCAATTCCATAAGTCGTTTTAAATCTTTTTCTTTAGTCATTTTCGTTTACCTCATTTCTAATTTGTACCTATATAATACCATGCGAAAAATCGTATATCAAGTAAAAATAAAAATAAAAAATGCGAATTTTAGTGTTGACTAAGTACGAAAATTCGTATACACTTTAGTTAAGCAATCGGAAAGGTTGCTAAAAATTATAATTTTAAATACGAAAATTCGTATTAGGAGGGGTACTATGTTGAAGAATTTCAACGATATTAGAAAAGAGAAAAAAGTATCTCTGGTTGATTTAGCAGACTTATTAGAAGTCAGATACCAAACGGTAGCAGATAAGATAAATGGCGTTTCTGATTTTAAATTTGGAGAGGCATTACTTATTAAAAATGAATATTTTCCAGAGTATGACATTGAATATCTTTTTGAAAAAGAACGACAAACAAATTAAAGGAGGAATTCAAATGCAAGATTTACAAATTTTTAATTTCGAAGATTTACCAGTAAGAAAAATAGAAGTAGATGGAGAACCATATTTTTTAGGTAAAGACGTGGCAGAAATATTAGGTTACACAAGATCTGATAATGCAATTAGAAATCATGTTGATGATGAAGATAAGCTGACGCACCAAGTTAGTGCATCAGGTCAAAAACGAAATATGGTGATCATCAACGAATCTGGTTTATACAGCTTGATTTTTGACGCTGCTAAACAAAGTAAAAACGAAAGTATTAGAAAGAAAGCTAAACGTTTTAAACGTTGGGTAACCGAAGATGTTTTACCTTCCATTCGTAAAACAGGTACTTATCAAGTTTCTAGCGATCCAATGGACGCATTGAAACTTATGTTCGACGCACAAAAACAAACTAAAGAAGAAATTGCAACAGTGAAAGCAGATGTTATTGATATCAAAGAAAATCAAAAGCTAGATGCAGGAGAATACGGATTGATAACAAAAACAGTTCATCAACGCGTTGCTTATATCAGACAAATTCACGGACTACCTAATAATAAAGAAGTTAACAAACCTTTATATAGAGATATTAACAGTAACGTAAATACGATGGCTGGTATTAAAACAAGAACACAATTAAAACAAAAACATTTCGATGACGTAATGAATATGATCACAAATTGGTTTCCATCTCAATCAACAATGTATGTCATCAAACAATTAGAAATGGACTTTGAAAACGAAGTATAAGGAGTGATAGCAATGGAATACATTGGATTTGCGGACGCTATCGAGTTTGTGAAAATAAGTGGAATTTCTAAAAACGATTTAGAAAAGCATGTTTATAGCAATAAAGAGTTCCAAGAGAAATGTATGTACAGATTTGGCAAGAATCATAAACGCTACATCAAGATTAGACCGGCAATTGACTTTATAGAACAAAATTTAATGGTGCCAGAAACGGCACTTTAGAGGAGGTTTACCGATGAACAAACTACAACTCATTAAAATAGCACTCCTAACTGCACTTTTGGTCGAGGAAGTTAGGAATGCTAAGGGTGAAACTAAATACAATTACGATTCTATTAATGGCAAATGGAAAAGAAAAGGAAAAGCGACTATGCGTTCATAATACGCTTTATTAAATCCCATTCATCTTTTTCGTGCCAACCTTGATAAATATTTTTGACTTCTATTACTAATAGTCTATCCGAATCATCTAAATAAGGTTGGATTTTTTGAGTTATTCCATCAACTGATAAAGATGAATTTACTAAGTAAGCAGATTTCCAATAACTACAATAACCATTTGATATTTCATTTCTAATTACCTTAAGTACATCAGTATATTTTTGACCTGGACTATTAAGGTCATAAGTTATTAAATATTTACCCATATTTATTACACCCCCAATCTATCGCAGTAGCGATAAAAGAATTATAGCACGAAAACATGGAACAAAATTTAAATCGTAAAAAGGAGGTTACAAGATGAAGTACTTACTAAGTTATATGACTATGTTTATCGCAATGATCATCACATTACTTTTAGAAGGTGGTTTCACAACAGTATTAGGGATTTCAATGCTAACCCTTATCTTTAGCACATTCTTCTGGGAAAAGTGGCTTGAGATAACAAAAAAGACTGAAACTTGCGCCAACAAGTAACAGTCGAACTCTAATCAAAATATACAACTTAATTTAATCAAAATATACGGAGGTAGTCAAGTTGAGACGCAAATTATTAAAAACGGCCAATGATTTAAATAAATTGATTTTGAATAGTGATGAAAAAGTGAA